TCAGAAGATGCTGATGGCGATGGTATACCAGACGGTATTTTAAAGACAGGAATATCAGCAGATCAAATAGAAACATTTACTTTTGCAGATGGATCTACAGGATATATTTATACAGTAAACATTCCTTCTAATCCGCTTACAGGAGACATGTCGTACAGCATGTATTGGAATAAGAATGGACAACTTGTTGACTCTGAAGGTAAAGGAGCCGAGGGCATGGTTATACCTAGTGCCAAGGGATCTGAAGGAGCTAATGAATCTGGCGAAAATAACGAGGATGGACCAACTGATCAGGAATTGGAAGATTGGAGGAAAGCTTTAGGAGAGATTTTAGTCGATACTGATTCTGATATTACAGATGAGTTTGCTGGATTGTATAACGAGATCGCTGGTTTATTTGCTACAGGCGATGATGGCATATTAACGGCTGATGATAAACAACAGCTTATTGGTTTCTTCAATAATATGATTGAGCAAGGTAACGACACAGGAGTTATCTTATCATCAAAAACTATGACAGATTATTTTAATCTGGTTAAGGAATATACAGGACAATATAACGGTACAATCTCCGATGCTGACACAGAACAATTCCTGGCGGATTGGTTAGCTGAATCAAAACTCTTTGTTTCTGGATTAGATAATTCACAGAAATGGAGCCTGGATAATATTACCGATCATAGCCAATATGAAAACTTACAAAATCTAATTGAGCTTGTGTATGGTGAAGGCAGAACATTAACAGCCGAAGAAGCTATGCGGTATCTTACAGACTACTCATTTAAGGATGATAAGAAAGGCTGGCTATATGGTGTAGGTGGAGATAGCATTTTAAATACAGAGCTTACGACTACAAACTTCCTTGTTGGTCAAATGGTCCTTAATGCAGAGGGAACGGATCGACAATATGTAACGGACTTCTGGTTATCTAATGATGATCTAAATTTAGAAGCCTATGGGCTAACTTTAGAAAGTATAGCTGAAGCTTGGGATATGACAGTCGAAGAGCTAAAAGTTAATACAGCAAAATCCAAGAAGAATAAGAAACAGAAAAAATCCACAGGATCTTTCTTTGCTCCAAAAGATGTCGTGAGAATTGGAGATGAGGATCCAGGATCTTCACCTCAAACAATAACAGGCAAGGGCGGAAGAAGTAGAACAAAACCAAATACATTATTGGGCGGTAGTGTAATGACATCAACTTTAACAGGATCAAATTAATGGCAGAAGAAATTATAGATGTAGAGCCTTCTTTAAATGAAGACACTAAAAAAACAGCAACAAAACTTTTAGATAGATTGGCTTCATTAGAAGTAGCAAGAGAGTCATGGGAAGAACATTGGCAAGATGTCGCTGATTATATTGTTCCGAGAAAAGCAGACTTTACCAGGACCAGATCTGCTGGTGATAAAAGAATGGAAAAGATCTATGACGGAACAGCTATACATGCATCCGAGCTTTTATCTGCAAGTATTCACGGAATGTTAACTTCTGCATCGACCAATTGGTTTAACTTGTGTTTTACAAACGATATGCTTCAAGCAGAAGATGAAGCAAAAGAATGGTTAGAGGGTGTTGAGCAAGTTATGTATGCACAATTCCATAGATCTAACTTCCAGGAGCAGATCCATGAGCTGTACCACGATCTCATAACATTTGGTACAGGAGTATTATATGTTGAGACAGATGGTGAAAACGGATTTCGATTTGAAACACGACACATATCAGAATGTTTCCTTGCCGAAGATCCAGAGGGCCGTGTCGATACTGTTTACAGAAAATACAAAATGTCAGTTAGATCTGCACAAAAATTATTTGGAGAAGAAGCATCTTCCAGGATAAATAAATTAATGAAACAGGATCCACATGAAGAAATAGAAATTGTTCATGTTGTTATGCCAAGAGATGATAGAGATGCAGAAAAAATATCTGCTGAAAATAAACCCTTTGCATCAATCTATATTGATCCAGAGGAGAAGGTTATTATTAAAGAAAGTGGCTTTGATGAATTTCCTTACATGTGTCCAAGATATTTAAAGGCAAGTTTTGAAAGAGGATATGGAAGATCGCCAGCCATGCAAGCTCTTCCAGATGTAAAGATGTTAAACAAGATGAGTGAAGTTACAATTCGGTCTGCTGAGAAACAAGTGGATCCTCCATTGATGCTTCCTGATGATGGATTTATGTTGCCCATAAGGACTGTTCCAGGGGGACTTAATTTCTACAGAAGTGGTACTAGAGATAGATTAGAACCATTACAAATTGGAGCTAATAATCCTTTAGGCCTTCAAATGGAGGACCAACGAAGACAAGCGATTAATTCTGCTTTCTATGTCGATCAGCTTACCATGGGGGTTGGCGGACCTATGATGACTGCTACTGAGGTGGTGGCCAGGACAGAAGAAAAAATGAGACTTCTTGGTCCTGTATTAGGGCGACTGCAAGCGGAATTGCTCCAACCCCTAATCAATCGTTGTTATAATATTTTAACCAGGCAAGAGTTATTTGCTCCTCCTCCACAAATTATTAGTGGACAGGATATTGATATTGAATATGTATCTCCTCTTGCTAAAGCACAAAGACAAACAGATGTACAAGCAACTTTACAGATGCTTCAGATAATACAGCCTGTTGCTCAGATAGATCCTAAGATTATTGATCACCTTGATGGTGATGGCTTAATAAAACATCTTCTAAAATCTCTTTCTATACCAGCATCAGTTACAAGATCAGACAGTCAGGTCAGATCTATTAGAGCTAAGAAAGAAGAAGAGAAGGTGGTCCAGCAAGAACAACAACAACAGCTAATTGATTCTGAAGTAGCTAAAAATTCTGCTCCAGCATTAGAAGCTCTTAATTCAATTCCAGAGGAGGAAATTTAATGAAAGAACAAGAAATAGATCCGCAAGAAGAAATTAAAAGGGTACATGCTGTGTATGCTACCTTTGCTCAAAATGCGATAGGTCAACAAGTGTTAGAAGATTTAAAAAGACGATTTCACTATCACACAACAACAGCATCAAACGAAAAAATTAATTCACATGAATTAGCATATGCAGAAGGTCAGCGATCTGTAGTGTTATTCCTCATTGGTATGGGGGAAATTGGTAAACAAGCTGAATAACAAAAGGAGAAAAAATGTCTGAAGTAGAAGCAAATGTATCTGAACAGGCAATCCCAACAGAAGCACCAAGTGCCGATGTAGGATCTGTCAGTCAGGAGCAAACATCAGAATCTAGCTGGAGGAATGATCTTCCAGAAGATCTAAGAGATCATAAATCATTACAACATTATGGGACTGTAGGAGACTTGGCCAAAAGCCATGTACATGCCCAGCAGATGATAGGCAAAGATAAAATAGTTATGCCTGGACAGTCTGCAACAGATGAAGAGTGGAGAGAGGTTTATTCCAAACTTGGTATGCCAGCTACAAGCTCTGAATACAGCTTTGATAAAAATGCTGGGTTAGGTGAAGGCATGGAAGTAGATGAAAATCTACTTGGATGGTTTACTGATACAGCTCACAAGGTAGGTTTAAATAATAACCAGATGGCAAAATTAGTAGAGCTTTGGAATGAGAATACAGCAGAGCTAACCAACATGAGTCAAGATGGAGCTAGACAAGCTCAAGAGCAGTCTGCATTAGAATTAAGAAAGGAATGGGGAAATGCTTTTGATGATAAATTAAATCTATCAAAAACAGTTCTTAACCAATTTTTTACAGGACAGGATTCAAATGAGTTCCTGGACCAACAATTAGTGGATGGTAGCCGTATCGGTGATAATCCAAATTTTATACGGATGATGAGTGGTATAGGATCTTTTATCCAGGAAAGGATAGGAGAAGATTCTATTAAAGGCCTACAAGGCACAACTGCTAAAAATCCAAATGAATTACAGGATGAATTGGACAAACTTATGGACATCAATGGTCCTTATGGAAATCCAAAACATCCTGAACACAAATCTTATGTAAGAAAAGTAGAAGAGCTATTCGCAGAATTGCATCCTGAAACTGAATAGATAACCGCAAGGCCTATACTTACAAGACTAGGACAAGACGAAAGTCCCCTCCGCAGTAGACGGTATCTACATTCACCTTGGTCCATATCTTTATGGGTAACCTATTTTTTTTAACACATTCAAAATATGGAGATAGTAATGAGTAATCAAATTACTACTGCGTTTGTACAACAATTTAGTGCAAACATTCAGCTTCTTTCTCAACAGAAAGTTAGCTTATTTAGGAGTGCTGTTAGAGAAGAATCGATAAATGGCGAGAAAGCCTTTTTTGATCAGGTAGGATCAACTACTGCTCAATTAAGGACTTCAAGACATGCTGATACTCCTCTAATTGAGACTCCTCATGCTAGACGCATGGTTTTGACATCCACATATGAAGTGGCAGATCTAATTGACGATGCTGATAAAGTTCGTCTTTTAACAGATCCGTCTTCTACATATGCTAAAGCGATGGCTGGAGCTATGGGTAGAGCAATGGATGATGCTATTATCACAAGTGCAACAGGATCAGCATTAACAGGAAAAACAGGATCTTCTTCTGTTTCTCTTACTAATACTATTGCACATGGCAATACAGGACTAACAATTGCTAAATTAACCGAAGCTAAGAAAAAGCTCGACCAGGGCAATGTTGATCCTACGATTCCAAGATATATAGCAGTATCACCAGAACAAATCGAAGATTTATTAAATAACACTACAGTAACAAGCTCTGACTTCAATACAGTCAAAGCTCTTGCTCAAGGTGATATTGATACATTTGTCGGTTTTAAATTTATTGTAACCAACAGACTAGGGACAAGTAACGGAGCAAGAAATTGTTTCGCATGGGCTGAAGATGGTCTTCTTCTTGGTGTAGGTAAAAATGTTACCTCACGAATTGAAGAAAGAGCAGACAAGTCTTACTCAACTCAAGTCTACTACTGTGCAGACTTTGGAGCTACCAGAATGGAAGAAGCCAAAGTGGTACAAGTAGAATGTTCAGAATCATAGGAGATTTAAATGGCTAGTGTAAAAGCAACAAATATTACTAACATTGATGCATCTCCTTCTGTCTTAGCCAATGCTGGCGATGTTCACGGATCAGTAAGAGTTTTCAAAGACACTTACGAAGCTTCAAGTTTAGCTTCTGGATCAGACATCACAATAGCGAGACTTCCAAAAGGAGCAAGAGTAATGGACATTCACCTTAAAGCAGATGCTTTAGGTAATTCAGTTACTTTGGCCGTTGGGGATTCAGCAACAGCAGATAGATACATATCAGCGACAGCGATGAATACAGGAGATAAACAACTTTCCTTATCATCTGATGGAGCTATTGCATCTATTGGCTACGAGATTGGTGATGTAACAGACATTCTTGTAACTACAGGCGGAGCTACGGCTTCTGGTACAATTACAAGTGTCGTTTACTACACAGTAAGTTAGTAACCTAAATATAAGATATGGGGACTAGCGATTGCGGTCCTCATATCGAATTTTTTACAAGGAATTATTATGGCAACATCAGAAGTCGATATTTGCAATTCAGCTCTCAACATGATTGGAGCTTCAACAATATTAACATTATCAGAAGATTCAAAAGTAGGGCGAATTTGTAACCAAAGATACCCTCATGTAAGGGATGCAGTTTTTAGATCTCATCCCTGGAATTGTTTAATTAAAAGAGTAGCTTTACCAGCAGATGTAAATTCACCAGAATGGGAATTTGCTTATGCTTACACCTTACCATCAGATTGTCTTAGGGTTTTAAAATTAGAATACCTGGATAGCATTTACCAGGTAGAGGGAAGAAAAATTGTAACGGATGAATCAGCTCCGTTAAAAATACAATATGTTGCTCAAATTACAGATCCAATGCAATACGATCAATTACTTGTTGAAGCAATTGCATCAAGACTTGCATCAGACATTTCATATCCAATAATTGGATCCAATACCCTTTCAGCACAAATGATGGACATCTACATGCTAAAATTATCAGAAGCACGGTTTGTTGATGCGACTGAAGGTATGCCAGGAGCTAGTGAAAATGTAGCTGATGCTGGATCTATACAAGCACATAC